GTGCCGAAGGCAAGACAAAATTGTGCTTGCCTTCGTCGGGCAACTCGGGCAGGCTGAGTGTCTCAGTAGACTTTGCGTGTTCTCACCACAACCCATACTCCCGTCAGGAGAGAGCCAAGATGCTCCACCGATACCGCGACGTCATTGCACGTCTGCCCGCCACCGACGCCCTCTGCGCAGCGCGCGCACTCAAGATCCCTCCGGTTTGCAGCACTAACTTGTACCCCGAGCTCGAGAGAGCCGGGCTCGGACAGGCGGACCTCGTGCTCGCGCTGCTGCGCGCGGGCCGCCACTCCTCGGTGGAGATGCTCATCGGGAAGCCGATCACGGTGCTCCCGCCGCAGGCCTCGCCGGTCCGCAACCTTCCTCTTCCACGACGTGAGCGCGGCCCCGACGAGAAGCGCATCCGCATCCGCGTCAAGGACAACCCGCTCAAGATACCGACTGCCCGCGCGCGCTTCGAGACGCTGCGCCGCTGCAGCACCGTCGAGAGCTACCTGGCCCGCTACCCCACGTGGCGCGCGCGCCGCGACATCCGCGAGTGGTCGGCGGCAGGCTGGGTCGAGGTGGCAGCATGACCGGGCTGGAAGCAGTGCGGAGGGCGCTGGAGGAAATCGACGGGATGACCGTCCACCTTCGGCAAGGCGGCCCAGATCCGATGGACTTGCAAGAATTGTCCGATGCACTTGAGCGGGCGACGTCACTCGCAAACGCCGCCTGTCGTGAGGGGCGAGTGATGGGTGCCGCCCCTCTCCGGCTCAAGGCCCCGAAGCCCGTCGCCACGCCTCAGTGCTCCGCGCCGGTCGACCCGCCGAGTCACGCACCAGCATGGCGCAGGGAGCGCTACATGCGACTGCGTCCGTCGTACGACCCGGACTGCTGCCAGCGAGACAGCTCCGTCGTCATCGACGGCAAGACCTACTGCCGCCTGCACGCGGGCGGCATAGCACTCGACCGCTGGCTGCGCGGCGAGATCAAGTGACAGGAAGTCACAACGGAGAGAAGTGGGATGTGGGTACTGATGTTTGTTATTCTGACCAGCGGGTACTCGTCGCAGGTTAAGTTCGAGCAGGTCCAGATGGCAAACCGGGCAGCCTGCACGAGAGCTGGGGAAGAGTTCAAGAGCAGCTCGAGCGGCTTCGCGATCGTGTGCGTGTCGACCGAGACGGGCGAGATCGTCAGGATAAGGGAGGGGCGGTGACCCCCTCCGGGGCGCTCTGAGGAGCGAGCATACGATGCGCAGCAGGCCCTCCGGGGCCTGTTTTCGTGTGCAGATACAGTGGCGGCAGTGGGTTGGCAGTGGGTCCGTCGAGAACCGAAAGTCGTGGTAGTACCGGGGGTTAGCGCACGCGAGCGTCCGTGACCACTGTAAATTTTTCCTTCTCCGAGCGCGCGCGCGCATACATGGGCGGAGGCGTGCGTGAGAGCCGCCGCAGATATCGCTTGCCGAAACCCCCGGTCCGGGGTATGGCTCAGCGCCGAGTAATTTATTGGATCGCGTTCTTACTTGGCAGGGTTCCAGATTGGCTGACGCAGCGACCGCCCCGAACAAGCCGCCACGATTGTACCGGAAGCCCGGTACCGAGAACGTGGAGAAGCGCCCCGGCGGTCGACCGCTCGGCGCGAAGAACAAGGTCTCGCTTCCGCTGAAGGAAGCCATCCTCAAGGCCGCTGAGCTGGTCGGCTCCGACGCGAAGGGCAAGGACGGCCTCGAGGGCTACCTCGTCGACATGGCCAAGAACAACCGCAAGCAGTTCGCGTCGCTCCTGGGCCGTGTGCTCCCGATCCAGGTCGCCAACGAGGACGACCAGCCGTTCCAGCACCACGTCACGGTCGAGCTCGTTCGGCCCGGCGACATCAGGAAGGGCAAGTGATGGTGAAGCAGCTTTCTCCTGACATGGCCGCTGAGTTCGCGCTGGGGTCCATCGTTGATCGTCACGTCGAGCTCGTCAAGCGGCTCCAGGTCACCTACACGCTGCCGGAGCGCCGCGTGCCGCTCGTTGCGCCGACGATCATGTCGGTCTCGGGGCCGGTGTCCAACATCAAGGTCGTCGAGCAGCTCGTCGGCGCGACGGTCGTTCGCCTCGAGAATGGCGACGTGCTCAACATCCGCCTGTTCGTGGACAGCATGGTCCTCAACGTGGAGGCGGGTCAGTTCGAGCCGCGCTACCGCATCGTGCCCGAGGTCGTCATGGGCGGCAAGCCGGGCGGCATGAGGCACGACACCACGGGTGAGGTTGCCAACTGATGGCGAACAACCTAATCACTGTCAACAGGGTTACGCGGGAGGCCATCCGGCTCTTCAACGAGACCAATGGCTTCATCAACTGCATCGAGTACACCGTGCACGAGGTGCCAGCGGCCCCGCCACTGCTCGAGAACATTGTCTCGCCGCAGGCCGCCGTCGCGCTGGGCGTCGCCGCAGCCGTGGTCAAGAACCCAGGCGTCACGCGCCGCTTCTGGGACCCGAGCACATGGTGAGAGCCGTCGGCAACGTCGCAGGCTACACTGTCGCCGTTCTCGGCGCACTGGTGCTGCTCACCATGATTGGCTACACGCTCGACGAGTACGCCATGATGGTCTTCAGTGAGGAGACCTACAACCAACAGGGGAGCGCAGGGAGGGACGTGTCGCCATCCGCCGACCGCCCCTCCTCCCCAACCCACAAGCGGACAACCGGAGACAGGTAGCATGAAGCACCTCACCCACAAGCTCGCGGCTGCCGTCCTGGCTGTCGCTCTCTCGATCGCTCTTGCACTTCCGTCAGCCAAGGCGGGCGGCATCTACGAGCAGTACCCCGGTGGCGCAGCCATCACCGGTGTCGAGACCTTCGCGGCCGACACGAACCTCTCGGGCGGCCGCAACCCGCAGACCGGCAAGTACACCTTCCAGCAGATCGGTGCTGGCGCGATCCAGTACAACGCCCCGCTGACCGGCGCGAGCATCCTCGTCGACCCGGCCACCAGCAAGCTGCTTCTCGAGCCCGCAGGCACCATCGCGACCCTCACGGTCACGCTGCCCGCCGCGACGCTCCTGCAGCAGGGCCAGACGCTGGAGATGTCCTCGACCGCTACCGTGACCGCACTGACCCTGACTGCGGGGTCCGGCACCACGATCGCGGCGCAGACGCCCACCGCCATCACCGTGTCGGCGACGACCACCTACGGCTACAAGTTCGTGTACTACGGGACCAAGTGGTACCGGCTGAACTGAGCTCGAACCGCCGAGCTCGGGCCTGACCCCGCAGCTCGGCTCAGACGGCGGAGGTCCCTTCCTCCCGGATTGTCTCCGCCGTCGCCCCCTTCCTCGCAACCCGGAGACCACGTCCATGCTGAAGCGCGCCAACATCCTCCTCATCGTCGGTCTGGCGCTGCTCGCCGCGACGTTCGCCCCCCCGGTCTATCGCGCCCTGAGCGCCCCCTCCCAGATCATCCAGCAGCAGGTCGCGGTCTGCGACCCGTACATGCCGACCAACTGCGAGCGCCCAGCGGGCGGCTCCACCGCGACCCTGACCGTCACGCAGGTCTCGGTCACCACCGGCTCGACCGCGCTGGTCGCGGCGCGCGCGGGCCGCCGGACGCTGACCCTCAGCAACATCACCGGCACGTTCCCTGTCTACTGCACCTCGGCGGTCACGGCCACCTCAGCCAACGGCTTCGCGATCGCGGCCTCGGTAGGCGCGACCATCACGCTGAGCTACAGCGGCGGGCTGAGCTGCATCGCGCCGGGCGGCGCGCAGACCGTGAGCGTTACGGAGATCTACTGAGGCATGAGCCGCGTCATCCTACCCACCTACCGTGAGGTACGGTCGCAGCTCAAGGCGCACCGCATCCAGCTGCCTGAGCAGCTGGGCTTCCTCATGGAGCCTGCAACGACGGAGCCGGGGGGTGGGCGCTTCAAGGTCATCTACGGTGGACGCGGCTCCGCCAAGTCCATGTCGGTGGCCATCGCGCTGCTGACGCGCGGCTTCCAGAAGCCGCTCAAGATCCTCTGTGCCCGCGAGATCCAGAACTCGATCAAGGACAGCGTGTACGCACTCCTCGTGGAGTGCATCAGCATGATGGGCCTGGAGAAGTTCTACGACGTGCGCGCCGACGGCATCCTCGGCCGCAACGGCACCAGCTTCATCTTCAAGGGCCTGCGGGTCAACGCCTCCGACATCAAGTCGATGCAGGGCGTGGACATCTGCTGGGTCGAGGAGGCCGACAAGGTCTCCGCCGCCAGCTGGAAGTACCTCGTCCCGACCATCCGCGAGGAGTACGCGGACGGCACCTGCTCCGAGATCATCATCACGCTGAACCCGGAGCTGGAGGAGGACTACACCTACCAGAACTTCATCCTCGACCCGCCGAGCTCGGCCATCGTGGTCATGATGAATTACCGCGACAACCCGTGGTTCCCGAGCGTGCTCGAGGCGGAGCGGCTGGAGCTGCACAGCAAGACGCTGCGCGCCGACGGGCAGGTCAACCAGCGCAGGCTGGACGAGTACAACTGGACCTGGGAGGGCCGCTGCAAGGCCGCCGTCGAGGGTGCCATCTACGCGGAGGAGCTCGCCATCGCGCAGGCGGAGGGCCGCATCTGCGACGTGCCCGTCATGCGTGGCGTGCCGGTGGACACCTACTGGGACCTCGGGCGCTCGGACGAGACCGCGATCTGGTTCGTCCAGCGCGCGGGCACCTTCCGCAACGTCGTCGACTACTACGAGAACAACGGCCACCACGTCGACCACTACCTCAACATTCTGCAGGAGCGCGGCTACGTCTACGGCACGCACCACCTGCCGCACGACGCCGTGAACGAGTACGTGGGACAGCGGAACAGCGTCGAGTACCAGGTGCGCGACGGCGGCAAGCGTCAGGTGCGCATCATCCCGCGCCCACCGCGCAAGGCCAACGGCATCAATGCCGGGCGCACGGTGTTCGGCATCTCGCGCTTCGACCGTCTGAAGTGCGCCGACGGGCTGGCGCACATGCGCCGCTACGCCTACGGCGTCAACGACGCCGGGGTGAAGACGCAGGAGCCGCTCCACAACGAGCACAGCAACTGTGCTGACGCGTGGCAGACCCACGGCCTCAGCACCCAGATCGCGCCGGTGCTGAAGAAGCAGATGCCTTCTACGATGCCCCAGAGCCGCTCGCGCTCCATGCGCACAGGAACAGGATGGATGCGATGAGCCCGCAGCAGGACCCGAGCGACCTCCCAGTCGACACCACCAACGCCGAGACGATCAACGCGGACCAGGAGACCGGCGGCCTCGCTCCGGCGCGCGAGGACCAGAAGCCTCGGCTCAGCGCCAAGAAGGAGGATGAGCTCCTCCTCAGCTTCAAGAAGAAGTTCACCGCCTGGAAGCAGCGCGAGAGCGCCTTCCTCACGCAGTTCCCGGAGGACGTCAAGTTCGCCCACGCCGACAGCGTGAACAACTGGCAGTGGGACGAGCTGATGGTCAGCGACCGCACTGACGGCGACCAGCCCTGCATGACCATCAACCAGGTCCGGCTGCACAACGCCCTCATCGTCAACGAGGTCCGCCGCAACCCGCCCTCCATCCAGATCAAGCCGACCGGCCTCGGAGCCAGCGGCAAGAGCGCCGACGTGGTCGGCGGCCTGTTCCGCGAGATCCAGCGTGACAGCGGCGCGGTCAACATCTACGTCAAGGCCACCGAGTGGCTCGTCGAGGGAGGCGTCGGCTACTGGCGCGTCATCACGAAGCATGAGAGCGACGAGAGCTTCGACCAGGTATTCCGCATCGAGAGCGTGGCCAGCGCCCTGAGCGCCGGGCTCGACATCAACGTCAAGGAGCCGGACGGCAGCGACGCGAACTGGGGCTTCATCTACGAGGACGTGCCCAACGAGGACCTCGAGGAGGAGTACCCGAGCGACGAGGACGAGGTCGGCAAGTCCAACGCGGTGCTGGGCACCGACGCCCCCGAGCCCCGGATGAACTGGGGCGCGGACAGCTGGCGCTTCGAGAAGACCACCCGCGTGTGCGAGTGGTACCAGCGCGAGTACTACACGGACAAGCTGGTCGGCTGGATCAGCGAGCAGACCGGCAAGGAGGTGACGCAGTTCGCCTCCAAGATCGACAAGGAGGTGCTCAGCGCGCTGCTGAGGGACCGCCTGACCCGCGTGCGCACCGTGCGTCGCAGCCGCATCATGTGGTACAAGGTCGTCGGCGACGCCATTGTCGACTTCCACCCGGTGCCCGGCCAGTACATCCCGATCGTGCGCGTCGAGGGCGAGACGACCTTCGTCGACGGCGTCCTGGACCGCAAGGGCATGACCCGCGTCCTGATGGACGTGCAGCGCAACATGAACTACTGGACGTCGGCCGCCGCCGAGCAGGTCGCCCTGACGACCAAGGTGCCGTGGGTCGGCCCGGCCATGGCCTTCGAGGGCCACCCGGAGTGGACGGACGCCAACCGCAAGAACTACGCCTACCTACCCTACAACCACAAGGATGACGAGGACCAGCCGCTGCCCGCGCCGCAGCGCGGCACCCCGGCGCAGATGGCGCAGGCCTACATCGACGGCCTGAAGATCGCCGTCAGCCAGATGAACGACATCTCCGGCCAGCACGAGGCCAAGCAGGGCCAGCCCGGCGACGAGAAGTCCGGCAAGGCGATCAACGCCCAGAAGATGCAGGGCGACGTCGCGACCTACCACTTCCCGGACGCGATCGCCATGGGCGTCGCCTACACCGGCAAGATCATGCTGAGCGGCCTGGCCGAGGTCTACGACACCGAGCGCATGATCCGCATCACCAACCCGGACGGCACGCAGGCCGAGGTCACCCTCGACCCGACCGCGCCAGCGGCGCACCAGGAGGTGCCGAAGGGCGACGAGGAGGACACCAAGGAGGTCATCCTCAACCCGACCCTCGGCAGCTACAACGTCGAGGCGGAGAGCGGCCCCGACTACGCGACGCAGCGCCAGTGGGCAGTCGACGCCCTCACCCAGATCCTCAGCGCGAACAAGGAGCTGTGGTCGATCTTCGGCGACATCGCAGTCCAGAACATGGACTTCCCGGGCAGCACGGAGATCGCCGAGCGCCTGCGCCGCACGATCAACCCGGCGGTCCTCGGCGAGGGACCGTCACCGGGCGAGCAGGCGGCCCAGGCGCAGATCACGCAGATGTCCAAGCTCATCGAGACGTTCGTCCAGACGATCAGCGAGCTCCAGACCAAGCTCGAGAACAAGGACGAGGAGCTCACCATCAAGGCGGTGGACGCCGAGACCCGGCGCATCAGCACCATCGGCAACGCCCAGGAGAACTTCGAGGAGGCGGGCCTCAGCGAGCCGTTCAACAGGGTCGCGATGGAGACCCTCGGCAACGCGGTCAACGACCCCGACCCGAGCGCGCTGGCCGAGGCGCACGACGCCGAGAACGAGCCCGTGCACCCGGACGCAGAGGTTGGACCGGACGGAAACCAGTATGTGAACCACCCGGACCATGGTAGGCTTAGGTACGTCCCTGAGGAACCCACCGGAGCCGCCTGATGCCGACCCGCGTCTACATCCCTACCGAGCCCTACACGCCGACCGGCGAGAGCGTATACGCTCAACCCGCGCCCGACAACGAGCTGCCCGCGCGCCCGCCGGAGCCGCAGGGTGCGCTGAGCCGTGGCATCAACCGCCTGCTCGGCACGCAGTTCGGCGAGGAACGCTACCAGACGTGGCCGGAGAAGATGGTGCGCAGCGCCGCAACGCTCGCCGGAGACGTGGTCAGCGGAGCTGTCCCAGTGCTGCCCCCCGGCTCACGCCGAGAGGACTTCACCGACGAGCCCGCACCGGGGGTTCCGGACAATGCGCCGTGGTGGAAGATGGCACCTGTCGCGGCGCAGCCCAACGATGTCATGATGGAGCGTGCCCAGGACCTCGCGGGCGTCGCCATGGGCGGCGGCATCGGGGGCACGGGCAAGGCTGCGGCCGCTGGAGAGGCGGTGCTGGGCAGCGGACCCGTGCGCAAGATGCGATATGATGCTCTGCCAGATGATATGCAAACCCTCTTGTTTGACTTCATGGGCGAGAAGCATGTTCGAGATCTGCCTGTCTCGACCATCAAGGTTGCAGACATCCCAGATATGAAGATGCCAACTCGTGAGCGTGGTCCCGCTCACGCCATGGAGATGGACCTCAACGAGACGCCGCCGGTTGTTACCGCTCATGGTGAGTTCCTGGACGGCCGACATCGCACCTATGCTGCGCGACAGCGAGGCGTGGAGGAGCTCCCCGTAATCGACTTGTCGGCGCACATGACGCCAGAGATGGCACGCAAGGAGAGCATGGGTAAGGTTCTCCGCTCCGGAATGGGTGACGAGGGCGTTGGCCCGGTGCCGGTCAACCAGAAGGGTCCGGCCTGGTACTCCGCCGTCGAGCACGCGCTGGAGAGCAGCACGACGGGCAGCGCGCCGGGCGCGCAGTGGCTCGCGACGCTGCGCAACTCGCGCGGGGTCAAGCCCGAAGAGATGGCGTGGCTGGGCCTGGACGACTACCTCGCGGCGGCGCAGGTTGAGGGCCGCAAGGTCACGCGCGCCGAGCTGCAGGACTACGTCAAGTCGCATCAGGTCGAGCTGAGGGACGTGGAGAAGTCAAATCGGCGTGACTACGATACCATGGACCAGACCGAACAGGGCGTGCAGCGCCAGCGTCTGGCTGACTTTCTCGACATCACGCCCGCTGAGTTTGCTCGCGAGTACCCGACCCCACGCGACGTGCGCGACGGCGTCAATGCCATGCTGCGCGACTTCGGAGACGAGGGGGCGGCCAATGCCACCAAGTACCAAGACTACCAGCTGCCGGGCGGGGAGAACTACCGCGAGCACCTGATCACGATGCCCGACAAGCGCGCCGCAGGCCCAAAAACATTCGCGCAATGGGCGGAACAGCAGGGCATGAAAGATGGTCCAGAGGCTCGCACAGCATATTCGCGGTGGATGGAACAGAACCGTGATGTGGTGAGCGGGGACAACTACAAGTCCTCCCACTGGGAGGAGCCCAACATCCTGGCGCACGTGCGCACGAACGACCGCGTGATCGACGGGAAGAAGTCCCTCCACCTCGAGGAGATCCAGTCCGACTGGCACCAGCAGGGGCGGGACAGGGGGTACAACAGTAACGCAAAGCCGGATCCCGATCTCCCGCCAAACAGTAAGTTCAACCAGGTCCCCGACGCCCCCTTCAAGAAGTCGTGGCACGAGCTCGCGCTCAAGCGCATGCTGCGCCGGGCCGCCGAGGAGGGCTACGAGCGCCTGAGCTGGACCCCGGGCGACGCGCAGGCGGCGAGGTATGATTTGTCGAAGCAAATTGACAAACTGTTCTTCGTGCATAATTCTGACGGAACATTCGACCTTCGAGCACAGCCAAAGGGTGGCTCTACAATGGAACTTGGTAAAAGTGTCCCAGCCGATAAACTTCCTGACATGGTTGGAAAGGAGATGGCGAAGAAACTTGTTGAGCAAGAAAAAGGTAAGGGTGGCAACTTCTCTGGCCTCGACCTCAAGGTCGGCGGCGAGGGCATGCGCGGCTTCTACGACCAGATCCTGCCCAAGGCGCTGGAGAAGATCGGCAGGGAGCACGGGGTCAAGGTGCAGAAGGGCGGCGTCGAGACCAAGCCGATCACCAAGACGATTGACGACCGCTACTCGGTGACCGGCGACCGCAACATCTACAGCACGCTCGAGGAGGCCAGGAAGGCTGCCTCTGAGCCGATATTCTACATCGACATCCCGCAGTCGCTGCGCGACGCGGCGATGCGCAAGGGCTTCCCGCTGTTCAGCGGGGGCAAGATGTTCGTCCCACACCAGGAGGAAGACAAGTGAAGATACTCATCGCCGCAGCCGTCGTGCTGCTCGCTACCGGGCTGCACGCCCGTGCGCAGGAGGCCAAGCCCCAGACATCGCAGTGGGTACTCGTCATGAGACTGCCGAGCACGATCTGGACCCCCGGCGTCTACCCGACCGAGGAGCGCTGTACCGCCGCACGAAGAAAGGCTGCTCGTGCCGTCAAGAACCTCGTCTGCATGGAGCTTCTGTCACCATGAGCACACTGGACCTCGTCAACGCTGCCATCCCGTCACCCGCGCGCCCGCACTGGTGCAGGCCAGACGGCGAGGGGGTGTTCGGCATCCTCTGGGTCGTCAAGCAGGGAGACATGGCAATGCGCGCTGCCGTGGCCCGGCTCGACCAGACCGCGCAGGATCGCGGCTTCGTGATCAAGGAGGTCGCCCGCGTGCCGCGTGGGGGCGACGAGGCCATCTACGCAAGAGGGGAGCCTGTAGAATGACCACTCAGATGGTACGCATGATGGCGAAGGAGGTCGCCGGAGCCTTCTACGAGGGGCACCAGCGCACGCTGCGCTTCCGCCGCCAGTGGCCCGTGCAGGGTGACTTCGTTGCCAGGAGCTGGCCGCACTTCGTCGACATCGCACGCGGTGCACTCGCCGCGATGCTGGCACAGGAGAACGTGCCCGAGCACCGCAAGCAGGCCATCATGGACGAGCTCATCGAGGACCACAACCGACAGGCGGACAACCCGCGCGCCATGGACGTGATCCAGGCGACACTCGACCCGCGCGAGAGGGAGGACATTCGTCACGTCGACCAGACCCCGCAGCTTCCGGGCGTATCCGGATAGTCGTCACAGGAGAGACCCCCATGGCCAAGTCAAAGTCCAAGCACCCAGTCATTCGAGAAGCCCCGATGCTGACGACGTCAGCCGACAGGGCCCAGGAGAAGAAGTGGCGCGCGGAGAGCGATCTGCGGACGCTCCAGAGTGCCGGCGAGATCCAGGCTGACAAGTCTCGCGTCTCCGCTGCCAAGAAGCTGGCCGCCGAGCAGGCCAAGGCACTGACCAAGATCTGCAAGTAAGACTGCACCGACAATCGTCGGCACAGACACCGCATCGAAGAGGAGAGCAACGATGCCTACCGAGGAAGAACGACAGGCCGCTGAGGATGCGCGACTGCGCAGGCTCGCCGGAGGAGCCAGCGACGAGCCGGGCTCCGATGTGAGCGACGACACGTCCACCTCGACTGAGGTCGAGAGTGAAGCCCCCACTGACGACGAGATCCGCGCCGCAAACGAGAGCACAGAACCGGAGCCCGGTGCAGAACCGGAGCCCGAGCCGGAGCCCGGTGCAGAACCGGAGCCCGAGCCGGAGCCCGGCACGGAACCCGCGCGCCTGCCCGGTGCCGCAACATTCCAGCGCCGCATCAGCCAGCTAACAGGTGCCCAGCGCACGCTCAAGCAGCAGCTCGCCGACAAGGAGGCCGAGATTGCCCGCCTCAGGGCAGGCGGCAGTGCCGACCCCCCGGCCAGTGCAGAACCGGGGGCCCCGCAGCGGCGTCAGTTTGCGACCGAGGAGGACTTCAACGCGGCAGTGGCTGCTGAGGCCACCCGACGCGCGGCAACAACCGCCTTCAACCAGAAGTGCAACACGGTCGAGTTGACCGGCACCAAGTCGTTTGGAGCAGCGGCCTGGGCTGCTGCGAAGAACGCACTGGCTCTTCTGGATGATGAGGGGGTCATTCCGATGGACCTTCTTACCCCGGCGCTGGAGACCGAGCACCCTCATCGCATCCTTCTGGCCCTGGGCCAGGACCCTGAGCTCGCGGAGCGGCTTCTCGCCATGAACCCCGTCAAGAGGGCCATGGAGATTGCTCGGATGGATACCACTCCCCCTCCACCGCCTCGGCGGTCAGCGGCCCCTCCGCCGGTCGACCCGATCCGGGGCAGGCCTCCTGCCATCTCCAGCTCTGCTCTGCCCAGCGACCGCGACAGCGATGCGGAGTGGCTCCGGAAGCGGAATGCCCAGCTGGCGGCCAAGGCGGCAGCTCGGGTTTGAAGAAATATTGCCGGAGCCCCTTGCCGGGGGCTCCGGAACGTGGTATAGGCCGATCTGAGCTCGTTTTACGGGCTCCCAGACGCACTCGGGCCAGGAGTGCGCTAGGGCGGAGACGACCGGGTTCGCCCACCGGCCCCTCGCAGCAGGCCTCGCTGCGTTCGCCCGACAAACCCTCTGCGCTCGGGAAGCAGAGAAGCAACCCCTGATGAAACCGCTCGACGCAGCGTGCCATGGAGGTAGCGCGTCGGCACAGACCCCGAGGTCTATACGATGGCAAACTCCATTCTCACGATCAACATGATCACCCGCGAGGCGATCCGGCTGTTCCTGAACAGCAACGCCTTCATCCAGAACATCGACAAGCAGTACGACGACCAGTTCGCCAAGACTGGCGCCAAGATCGGCACCACGCTCCGCATCCGCCTGCCGAACGACTACATCGTCACTGACGGTCCGGCAGCCTCCATCCAGGATACCAACGAGCAGAGCACCACGCTCACCGTCGCGACCCAGCGTCACGTTGATACGGGCTTCACGACCGAGCAGCGCACCCTCGAGCTCGACGACTTCGGCACCCGCGTCCTGAAGCCGAAGGTCAACGTCCTGGCCGGCAACGTCGCCAAGACGGTCATGCTGTCCGTCGCAGAGGCAGCCTGCAACTATCGCGCCAACGTCGACGGCTCCGGCAACATCATCTCGCCGACCAAGACGCAGTTCCTGGAGGCAGGCGCCATCCTGGACGACAACTCCGCCCCGATGATGGGCACCATGGGCGACCGCAAGGTCGTCAACGACCCGTGGACCGACGCGCGCCTGGTGGACAGCCTCGCGGGTCAGTTCAATCCGGCCACCAAGATCAGCACGCAGTACGAGTACGGCGTGATGAAGCAGGCCCTCGGGTTCAGCTTCATGCGCGACCAGACTGTGATCAAGCACACGTCCGGCACGTTCACTGCCGGCACGGTGAACGGCGCGGGCCAGACCGGCACCACGCTGGTCACCAACGCGATCACCGGTACCCTGCGTCAGGGTGACATCATCACCATCGCGGGCGTGTACGCGGTTAACCGCGTCACCAAGCAGTCGACCGGCGTCCTTCGCCAGTTCGTCGTGACCGCCAACGTGCTCTCGGGCGCGGTGTCGATCCCGATCTACCCGGCGATCGTCGCGGCCATCGGCGGCTCCGACGTTCAGTACCAGACCGTGGACGCGTCCCCGGCGGACGGCGTTGCGCTCTCGCTGGCCTCCAAGCCTTCCGAGATCTACCGCAAGTCGATCGCCTACGCTCCGGAGGCCATCACGATGGTCACCGCCGATCTCTGGATGCCGCCGAAGAACGGCGTCATCGAGGCTGCCCGCCACCAGATGGACGGCGTCTCCATGCGCCAGCTGGCGGCCTACCAGATCGGCACCGACCAGGCGGTTGATCGTCTCGACGTGCTGTTTGGTCAGCTGGCCATCCGCCCTGAGTGGATGACCACGGTGGCCGACAAGGTCTGAGCGACCTGACAACGAGCGCCGGGGCGGGGAGACCCGCTCCGGCGTCAGGCTACCAAGAGACAGCAACGCCATCAACAGCAGGAGCACAGCATGGCAAAGTTCCCCGTTCCAGAGAGCAATGTCGAGTGGCCCGAGTGGCAGTACCGTCCGTTCCCGAGGTGGATCGGTCGTGACGTCGACGGTGCGGCCCTCATCGCTCAGGACGAGAGCGAGGTCAAGGACCTCGAGAAGCGCAAGGTCTACCCAAAGGTCATCGGCAAGAACCGCGAGGGCAACGACGTCATCGCCCTCAACGCCGAAGAGGAGCAGCAGAAGAAGAGCCAGGTCGACCCGGAGAAGTCCAAGATCGCCGACGCGAAGCCCGAGGGCAAGCCTGGCAAGACCAAGGAGTAACCTCCCTTGGCAACCGGCACCGACATCGCGAAGGATGCCCTCCTCTACGCAGGCATCACCGGACAGGGTGTTGAGCCCGCCGGGGAGGACATCCAGGCGACACTGCGCATCATCAACGACATGCTCGCGCAGTGGAGCCATCGCCGGTGGCTGGTGTACAACCTCATCGACACTGCGAAGGTCTGCAACGGTGCCTTGAACTACAGCATCGGGCCGGGCGGCGACTTCGACATGCTGCACCGGCCCGACCGCATCGAGGCGGCCTACGTCCGGCTGCTTCAGGGTGGCAACCCGACGCTCTATACCGACTACATGCTGGAGCGCATCCTCGCGCGCGAGGACTACTCCCGCATTACGCTGAAGCAGATGGCGTCGTTCCCGAACTGCTACTTCTACGACAGCGCCTATCCGCTCGGCTACATCTACCCGTGGCCGGTGCCCAACGCGCAGTACGAGCTTCACGTCGTTACCCGCACCATTCTGGTGCGCATCGACACGACGGCCCCCGGTAATCAGGTCGTGCTGCCGGACGAGTACGACATGGCGATCAAGTGGAACGCAGCCCGGCGGCTTCGGGCAGCCTACCGCTATCCGCCCGACCCAGAGATCAACGCCCTCGCGCAGGACGGCATCAACACCATCCGCGCGAGCAACGTGCAGGTTCCGCTGCTGCGCATGCCTGCGGGTATCCGGCGCAACGGACGCTACAACTTCTACTCCGACACGGTGGACTGATGCCCGGACCGCTGCCGATCCTTGGTGGAGCATACAAGAACCGCAGCCTCATCGCTGCGGCGCAGCGCAACGTCAACCTCTACCTCGAGAAGAACCCGCCTGGTTCGCAGTCGCCGGTGCCGTTCACGCTCTACCCGCGTGCGGGGCTGCGCAAGCTGGCCAGCGCACCATCATTCGGCATCGGTCGCGGCCTCTACCAGGACACTGCTGGTCAGCTCTACGCCGTCATCGGGAACGTCGTCTACTACATCGACAACACCTGGACCTACAACGCAATCGGCAACATCGCTGCGGGCAAGTCCATCGTCTCGATGGCAGACAACGGCACGACAATCCTCATGGTCGACGGCACCCCGGCAGGGTACCAGATCGACGTGCAGTCGAAGTCGTTCCTCACGATCAGTGATCCCGCGTTCTACGGCGGGGATCACGTCGACTACCTCCGCACGGTGTTCACGATCAACCGCCCCGGCACCCGCCAGTTCTACATCAGCGGCAGCAACGCCGCGACCTGGGACCCGCTGGACTTCGGCGCGAAGACCTCCAGCGCTGACCCTCTCTACACCAGCGCCGCGCTCAACGACCAGCTGTGGCTGCTCGGCACCCGGAAGGGCGAGGTGTGGTACTTCAGCGGTGACGCGCTGTTCCCGTTCCAGCAGATGCCCGGCGTCATCATCGAGCACGGGTGCGCCGCAAAGTACTCCGTCTCCCAGACCGACAAGTTTCTTCACTGGCTCACGCAGGACAAGGACGGCAAGCCCTGGATCGCGCGCGGGGCCTCCGACTACAGCGTCACGCGGGTCAGCACCTCCGCCATCGAGGCGGAGATCCAGAACTACGTGAAGTGGGACGACTGCGTCTCCTACACCTACCAGCAGTTCGGCCACACCTTCGTCGACTTCGTGTTCCCGTCGGCCGACAAGACCTGGAGCATCGACCTCAGCACGGACGAGTGGGCCGAGTACGTCAGCATCGACGTCAACGGCAACGAGCACCGCATGAAGGGCTTTCTCTCGGCCTACTGCTACAACACCAACGTAATGCTCGACTGGAAGAATGGCGACCTCTACGCCCTCGACCCGAACTACTTCGCCGACAACATCGACCCGATCAAGTGCGTGCGCGGCTTCCCGCACATGGGCTCGAACGGCAGCCGGGTCATCTATGGCGGCTTCATCGCCGACATGGACGTCGGCCAGGTCAAGGGCATGAGCTTCGACCCGAGCGTGATCCAGTCACCGTGGAGTGCTGGGTTCAGCGACGGCTTCGGTCCATTCTACGAGCAGGATGTTCCGCAGATCCGCTGCCGGTTCAGCAACACGCGCGGCTACACCTGGGGCAACCGCCGCAGCCGCAGCCTCGGCGCGACCGGCCAGTACAAGACGGTCGCGAAGTGGGCCAACTTCGGCGAGGCGCGCGACGGCGTGTTCGAGATCGAGTGGGCCATCCCGTGCGCCACCGCACTCAACGGCGGCTTCCTCTCTCCTGACCCACAGGTGAGCGAGTCATGAGCGACGCCACACCATCCTTCGGCATCCCGGACCGCGGCCAGCCGATCGACCAGGCAGGAAAGGTCACGCTCAGCGAGGTCTGGGCGCGCTTCCTCGTGCGGCTGTCCCAGCTCACGCCTGAGCGCCCTCTCATGCCGGTCTCCCCCGGCCCGTCGCCGTACAGCTTCACCGCCACGACCATCGGCGACCTGCTTGTTCGGGGTGGAACGGTCACATCCGTCGTCCTCACGCGCGGCAGCGACAGTCTCGCCTGTCCGGTCTCCGGCTTCGTGCCGATGGCGGCACAGGACATCGTTACCGTCACCTACTCTGTCGCTCCGGAAGTCACCTTCGTAGCGAGGGCACGCGCATGACGGAGCAGGACATGAAGGTCTTTACCGCCGCGTTCGATCGCTGGTTCAAGGGCAATCTCTCGGCCATGCGCATGTGCGCCCTGATGGTTGAGGTAGCTCACACCTGGGACGACCTCGTCGACGCCGACAAGGTCGTGACGCCTGCCGCCTCTGAGCGCGCCTTCCGGATCATGCTGCTTGAGCTGCCGACCAACTCGTTCTACCGAGCAAACTTCGAGTTCATCCACCCCGTGCTGGTAAGCATCTGGGCGCAGTGGCGGGCCGCCACCGACATGGAGAACGGCGACGTGGTGGTCCGTGACGACCGCGCGAAGTGCTACATGCTGCGCGCCAGCCTCTACCAGTTGTTTCACGCCACTGCCGTAGTCTGCGGCGGCCTGGACTGGGCCGCGCAGGTCGGGCCAGAGATCTATCGCACCTATCGAGAGCACCCGGAGAACTTCGATGCCTGATCCAGCATCCGCAATCATTGGTGGCACGGTCGGAAGCGGCGTCCTCAACATCTTTGGGGCCGAGGCTGGCAAGGACGACATGCGCAAGGCGGTCGAGGCCGCCAACGCGCGCGCAGACGCCATGCTCGCGAAGGGCCTCGACGCCCAGAAGTCCTACTTCGACGAGACCACCGGCACGATCAAGAAGATCGGTGACCAGGGCGCGGGCGTGTACGACGACCTCGTCGGGCAGCTGCCTGACCTCACCGCGCCGGTCACGATGAGCCAGGCCGACCTCGAGGCCACCCCGGGCTACCAGTTCACCCAGAAGCAGGGCATCCGTGGCGTTGATCTCAGCTCCGCTGCGAAGGGCCTCAGCGGGGCGCAGGCCAAGGCAGCAGCGATGTTTGCCACCGACCTCGCGAACACGACCTACAAGGACCAGTGGAACATCGCGAACCAGAACAAGACCAACGCCTTCAACCGACTGCTGCAGACGGCGTCGCTCGGCTCCGACGCGGCCAAGAGCTACGCGGCGGCGGGCACCTCGGCGGGCAACGCAGCGCTCGGCGCGGCGACCGGCACCGGCAAGACCCAGAGCGAGAACCTCATCACGCAGGGCAAGTCCGATGCTGCCGCCGACGCCTCCATGTTCTCCAGCGCCGGCAACATGCTGCAGAGCGGGCTCGGGACGTTCTCCAACGCTGGCAACATCAACAAGTCCTTCAGCATGTACGGGAGGTGATCGATGAACGACTTCACAGAGATCTACAAGCCCGTCACGCCGCAGCCCGGTCAGTCGCCCTACAAGGCCGTCAACGACGTCGCTGACATGCAGAACAAGCTGCTGACCAACCAGCAGAACCAGACCAACGTCGACAGCGGGAAGGTGGACCTCGCCTTCAAGCAGATGAACCACATGCGCAACATCCTGGCCGACCTCTCGACGGACCCGGAGCTGGGGCGCAGCGACCTCACGAAGAAGATCGGCGAGCGTGCTGCCTACGGCGCGAAGCTCGGCCTGTTCACGCCGCAGCAGGTCGTTGAGGGCCTCAAGACGCTACCGACCACGCCGCGCGAGCAGCACTCCTGGATCCGCGACCAGCTCGCGAACGTCATGTCCGCAACCGAGAAGATGGGAGCCTACTTCGGCACGCCGGAGACCCGCAGCGTGGGCGGCGGCGAGGTGACGACCCAGACCCCCGGCCTCCCCGGCCTCCCAGTTCAGGAGCGCAGCTCCCGTCAGTTCACCGTCCCGCCGACCCAGCCCGGCGTCGTTACCGATGGCGTGGACCGGGGGGCGACGAGGACTACCGGCGGAGCGGGCATCGCTCCGCTCGAGCAGGGCACGGGTTCGATGCCCGGCGGCCCGGCGGCGGCTCAGCCCGCTCCGATGGCCCCACAGGCTGCGCCGGGGGGCCGTCAGGCCCCGGCTCCCAGGGCCGCTCCGCAGCCCGTCCAGACCTCCCTCGCGCCGGGTGAGACCGAGCGCATGGGCAGCGCGGTCAACGCCTACAACGCGGCCTCGGCCGCAACCGGCCAGTACAGCGTGCGGATCAACCCGCTGCGCAAGGCCATCCCGATCCTGGAGAAGATGAAGACGACCGACATCGGCCCGACCTCGGAGCGCTGGAACGACATCAAGTCGATCGCCCAGACCCTCGGCGCGGGGCCGCTCGCGGGCATCGACCCGGAGAAGATCAAGGACTACAACGAGCTCAAGAAGTACTTCAACCAGTACACCTCTCAGGCTGCGGCGACCCTCGGCCCGAAGACCAACGAGGGTCTGGCCACTGCCGTGACCTCGAACCCGAACGTCAACATGGACAAGCTGTCGGCGACGGACCTGGCCAAGATGGCGCTCGGCATCGAGCGCATGCAGGCCGCCGCCGTCAAGGAGTTCAAGGAGCTCGTCGACGCGCGCAGGGTTCCGGCCAACAGCTTCCACGACTTCATGATCGACTGGGGTACGAAGCAGGACCCGCGCGCCTTCGTCTACGACCTCCTCGACGACAAGGGTCAGGAGAAGGTCCGCAAGCTGCCGCCCGCAGAGCGCGAGAAGGTGAAGGAGGGCATGCGCATCGCGAAGAAGCATGGCCTGCTGGGAGACGTGCATCGTGAGTAAGGACTGGACCCCGAGCGACCGCGACTACGCGATCCGCACGATCGTCGGAGAAGCTGCGAACGAGCCTGACGACGGCGTGGCGGCGGTGGCGCACGTCATCGCGAACCGGGCGCGCAGCGGAAAGTACGGCGGCAACCGGCCGACGGACGTCGTCCTGGCGCGCGGGCAGTTTGAGCCCTGGTGCACGCGCCGCGATGAGCTGCTCAGCATCCCGGACAGTGACCCATCGTATGCGCGTGCCGCCAAGATCTGGGACGACGCAGTTGCCAATCCTGACAGGGACCCGACGGGGGGTGCCTCGCACTTCCTGAACGAGGACGTCGTCATGAAGCGCTCCGGCAAGCTGCCGAAGTGGGCGACGGGCGACGGGCAGAAGCTCGGCGCGCACACCTTCTACGGTGGCAAGCGCGGCAGCGACGACGGCATCTTCGACGAGTTCAGCCGCAGCGCGAAGCCTGCTGCAGCTGCTGCGGCGACGCCAGACGACGTGTTTGACGAGTTCAGCCGGGGCAAGCCGAAGACAGAGACGCCTGGCACAGGACGTCCCCGCGTGACCATTCCGACTGACGTGCCACCGGCCACGTTCACTGAGCGCATGGTCGACAGCATGCCGATTGTCGGCCCGCTGATGAACAATCTGACGGCAGCAGCGGGAGCAGGTCTCCAGGCCACGGTCAACCCGTTGCGTCGGGTCATGGGCAAGGAGCCCCGTCCAGAGCTTGAGGGTACCACCTTCGGTGAGCGCTATGAGGCTAACAAGAAGTCACAGGACGAGCGCGTCAAGAAGTATGGCGAGGAACATCCTGTGGCGTCTGTTGTTGCTGATGTTGCTGGTCCGGGCATGTTGTTTGGTCCTCTGGGACAGACGGCGCTAGGTGCCCGAATGCTTGGTATGACTGGCACGAGCCTCGGCACGAAGGTACTGCAGGCTGCCCCCGGCATGGCAGCGATCGAGACGGGCAACCAGCTGCTCCGTGGTAACGATCCGCGTGAGCAGGGCCTGCTTGGTCCAGTTCCACTGGCAGCAGCAGGCGGCGCAGTTGCGCCCATGGTCGGCGAGGCCGTCGGTGCAGGGCTCTCCAAGATCGCGGACATGCTGCCGCGCCGCACCGGCCCGCTGGCGGGCACCAACTCCGTGGCCCGCAACAAGCTGACAGGTGCGATGGACGGCGAGACCCCGGCCAGTATTGCTGCGTCGCGTGAGGCGCACGAGTCCGCAGGCGGCATGCTCCTGGATACCAACCGGGCAACCCGCGACATCGCCGGGGGTCTGGCAGACATCCCGGGGCCGCACAAGGGCGAGATCCGCGAGGCACTGCGCCAGCGTCTGGTCGACACGGCCCCGCGCATGGCGGCGAGCCTCGACAAGAACACCGTTCCGCACGTCAACATCCGCCAGCTCGAGAAGACCATTACGACGATGCAGGACGAGGCGGCAACGCCGCTCTACGACGCATTCCGCGCCACGAAGATCCACCCCACGCAGGAGATCAAGGACCTGATCCCGCGTCTGGAGAAGGCGGGCGCGTTCAAGCTGGCCGACGAGCTCGCGGGCATCGCCGGCCGCCCGACGACCGAGAGCTTCTTCACGACGGGCAGCCAGAAGGCGTTCCCGACGGCGGAGACCTGGGACTATGTCAAGCGCGGCCTCGACCGGCGCATCAGCACGGCGCTCGACGGCGGCGACAAGGAGCTCAGCCGCGAGCTCACCAAGCTGAAGAAGGAGATGCTGGCGGAGGTCGAGAAGACCGACGGCGGCAAGACCTGGAAGAAGGCGCGCGAGACCTTTGCCGAGTACGCGGAGATGAAGCACCAGATCGAGGAGGGTCAGAAGACTTGGCTGCGCAAGACCCGCGTCGACGACCTCGCCGAGGAGCTGAGCCTCCTGAG